ACTATGAGGATTCTCTGATTGACTTGGCGGCTCGCTCCTTTGTTCATGTCAAGTATGGCGATAAAAATCAGGAAGTCCTTCCGGACGTGAATGTGCTGAATCAGGTCAGCAAGCTGTTCAAGTCTGCAATGACTGGAACGGCATTGGCTGTCACCAACAACTGGTGCAGCGCCGAAGTAATCCAGCCGAAGACGGACGACATTTTCGAGTATGACAAATACAAAGGCGTCAACAGCGACATTCTTTCTGCCGGCGGCATTTCAGGAATTATTGTTTCCGGTCATGCCGAAGATGGTTCAACGTTTGCTTCTGCTCAAGTGAGCATGCAGACTGCAGCCATGCGAATCAAGCAGGCGAAAGATTCTTTTTGCGATATGATGGATAAGATCAATCGGAGGTTAAACTTCCGTGTTGGCAACACACTGAAGCATAGTGCCAACGATCAGATTCCACGCTTTACATTCCCGCCTACGGATCTATCTGGTTCCAAGGCGTTTCAAGATACCTGCCTCAAACTGTGGCAGGAAGGTGTTCTTTCTCATGAGACGCTGATGCAGTCTTATGGTTTGGATATGAATCAGGAAGTTGAGCGCAAGAAGACGGAAGAGGCGCAAGGCGTACATGCGGTGCTTGCTCCTTCTGACAAAGACAATTGCAGAGAAACCGCAGATAAAGCTGCCGATAACGGCGTTCGCGGAAGGCCAACGCTGGACGAAGAGGAGCGGCACAGTGATCCCGCAAACTCTCAGACAGGCCGACAGCCTAAGCCGTCCAACCCTGATGGCAGCGTAGAACAGGAAACACAATAATTTGGATTGAGGGAACGTGTTCAAGCGCGTTCCTTTAATTATATTTTATTTACCAGATCGTGACCTCCTAACACGATTTTGTAAAAGCAAGGAATGAACAATATGGCAGATGAGAAACTTTATGTATTGGCTTCCGACGTTGCCATATCAGAGCAGAAGTCGAATGACATTTTTCTACTGGTCGAGATGAGAATCCTCTCCACACAGCCCAATGGCAATGCGGAGGGTGTAACCCCACAATTTATTGATGAGGTGGTTGCCCATCCGGAGAAGTACGCTTGTCTGCCTTTATATGCTGATGTTGAAAGACTTCTGAGCGGGGATTACCTGCATCTTGGACACATGTATAACGCTGACACCGGTACCTTTGGTACAAAGCAAATTGGCAGCATTACCTTGTTTCGCAAAGAGGATGGCGAATACGGCACATCACTGATTGCCGAAGGTCGCATCCCGAAACGCGAGGCAGGCGTATGCGAAGCGCTAATGGAGTTGTACCGGTGTGGTTGTCTGAAATTTTCCTTTGAAATCAAGTATGACAAAGACGCAACCATAGAGAAAGATGGCGTGCTGTATGTCGATGTGAATGAAAACAATGCTCTCACTGGCGTTGCGGTTGTTTCTATACCTGCTTATAAGGAATCAGTTGCGCTTAATCTTGTGGCTGAGAAAAACGAAGAAAACGGAATGGAAGCTGAAGGAGTTGAAAACAAGATGACTTTGGAAGAAGCGATGGCTTCTCTGGCTGAAAAGGATGCGCAGATTGCATCTCTGACGGCTCGCGCAGAGAAGGCTGAACAGAAACTTGCCGAGGAAGCTGCAAAGCCTCCCGTCGAGGATAAGAAAGAGGAAGATCCGAAAGATGCAACCGCCGAGAAAACTCCTGCGGATGACAGCACCAAGGAAGATCTTGCCAAGGCAGAGGCGACTATTGCCGAGCGCGATGCAAAAATCGAAGAGCTGGAAGCCTCTTGCGAGGAACTGAAGGCTGCGAAGGCCGAGCTTGAAACGATGAAGCAGGAAAAGGCTGCTGCCGAACTTGCTGCTAATCAGGTGAAGGCAAAGACATTTGCAGAGAAGCAGGGCCTTGACGTGGAAGATAAAGACGTTGCCAAGGCGATTGCGGAATTGAACTATCA